CTTGGTTTTAAAATTGGTGAATTGGCTGATGCTAGTAAAGAGTACGTTGAGAATTTTGAACAAGCTTACAACAATATGCCACAGGAAGTAAGAGATCGTTTTGTATCTCGACCACTTGATAATAAAGAGGTTTTGTTTGGGATCGCTGGGATGCGATTCGTTGATAGAATGAATTTTTCTACTTCTATTGGTTTCCCATATACTGGAAAGAAAACAAAATATTGTGTTCTAGAAGGTGAGGAGATCGTCGATTTTAAACCTGAAATTTGGGATGAAGTCAAGAAAGTTGAAACTGTACTTGCTAAAGGAATGAGAGCTTATCAACCCTTTAAAACTTCTCTGAAAGATGAGATTACAAAGCAGTACAAAGATGACGGAAGTGAAAATACAAAAGTACGTGTTTTTACATGTGCTCCCATCACATTGCAGATTTTGATTCGTAAATATTATCTACCTGTTGCTGCGATTTTATCACACTTGCCACTTGATAGTGAACAAGCTGTTGGTATTAATGCATCAGGTCCGGATTTCAATGAATTAATTGAACACATTAAAGTGAATGGTGATAAGACTGGATATGTAGCTGGAGATTTCTCCAAATATGATCTAGGTATGTCTGCCAATGCCATTATTATGGCGTTTTTCACAATGCGTAAATTAGCTGAAAAGATGCTGAATTATAGTGAGTTCGATTTGCTTATGATGGATATGATTGCAAATGAAGTAGCAAATCCCATGATTGCATACAATGGTGAGATGATTTTAATGGCAGGTTCAAACCCGTCTGGACAGAATATGACTGTGTATATTAATGGAATAGTCAATTCTCTGTATCATCGTTGTGTGTATAATAGATTAAAGAAAGAACATAATCTACCTGGAACGTTTTCAAGTGAGTGTCGCGCCACATTTTATGGTGATGACAGTCTTCTTGCACCCTCAGAAGCAGTCGCGCAACATGTGCATTTTAATGCATTTGCGCGCATTTATAAGGATGTAGGTATTGGATATACACCAGCAGATAAAAGTGATAGTTCTCCTGATTTAGTGAAGATGGAAAATATTGATTTCTTGAAAAGGAAACCAGTGTATAATCCACATTTGCAACAGTACATGGGAGCTCTTGATTTTGGTTCGATTGTAAAATCTTTGCATTGTAATGCGACTGACACATTACCACCGGACACAGCTTCAGCTGTTAATTTGGATGGATCAATTCGCGAAATGTTTAATCATGGTGAGAAATCTTACGAAGAATGGAGAGAAAAAGTGAAAATAATTGCGAATGCACATAATATTGCACCGCAGATCAAGAACTTGGATATTCCATACAGTACATACCTCCAACGTTACATTGCAAAATATGTTTATGGCGGAGAAGGCACTACGTTCAGTGCTCCTGAAGAAGAGGATTAAAGAACAACCCGTCTTTGGATGACATTTAAAAGCATCATAAGCGCGGTTCTCCTCGCGTTGTAGCTAAACAGGGACTTCAGTATATGGTTACCGTGTTGATGTTGGGGGTGTAATACCCATTTTCAGTATAGGCTTTGCTGTCGCAGACTAAGCCCTTTTTAGGGAGGATTTTGTCAATCAAAAACATTGCCCACCCATCAT